GGCGAGTGTTGGGGCTTACGTAGGGGTTGTGTTTTCTACCCAAATTAAGTAATAAGAGAACAAAACGATCATGGGCTTGACACCCCATGGTTTCCTCACTGGCTGTGGTAGCTAGTTTATGGAGGCCTTCGGGCACCTCAAGGTTTGAGAGACCACTTGAGTTCCTAGTCCGGCGTTCCTCACGTCGTGAATAATAGAGACACCCCAAGCTCGCAACTTGGGGATCCAAATCGGCAGTAGCACTGCTGGACATCCTTGCTCAAGGAACGTGATGTGACGATGCCTACCTAACGGGGCAGAACCTGTAATCGCACGAGACACCTGGGAACGGGGCATTCGAGTAATGAGATGATGGCTTCCTCCCGGAAGCTTAGGTCGACGGCCTTGTTAAAAATCGTCCGCCCCACGGGGGGCTGTAGAATGAGACACATCGATTTGATGCCGTCTCATGGTCCGGTCAACGGGCACTGGCGGCAGTCGTAATGACTGCTTAGTGCGTCCAGCCTATAGGAGGTTCCGATCTTAGTCCGCTGCGTGACAGTTTAACTCACGAAGCGTCTGGTATATGCGTCAATATATACCGTTCTCAATTTTCTCATCATGGCGTCATTCTTAGGCAAGGTTAAAAATGATATTAGTATTGCGGTCTACGGATCGCGGAGCTACGAGCGAGTGGGCATCGACGAGCCGACGCAGTCATCTTCCGATGACACGCGCCTGCGTCTCGACGACCTCACGAGCGGTGGCTCCACCCAAAGTGATGTTAATGCAACAAGCAATGATGATTTCTCCTCATCCCCTCTCTCATCCGAACCGGAAGAGTCCACCTTGGACTCCACCGAGGATGAGACCGTGAGTGAAGAAAGTGAAAATGAGTCGACCTTAGACGAGTCGGCGCCCTTCCTGATACAAATCGGTAAGGCTACTACGTCCAACCCTGTTCCCAAGACGCGTGAAGTCTCTGAGGATTATAAGCGACACGTACGTGAAATTTCCAAGATGACCAGGCCCTCCATGGGCAAACGCGTCAATGATCTCGCTCTCTCCATCAATCGGTACATGAACGACCAGATTGATGAGCGCTACGATCTTCCTGCTGTGCATGATGAGATGATTGATCAACTCATTATTGACTCGAGAGTCACTGATCTGGCTTTCTGTCTGTATGAAGACGCCGTGCCCCGAACCGCGGGCAGTGTCAAGTTTCACAACTTGAGACGAACGGTGCACAACTGTTGGAGTGAAAACACCAAAGTTTTGCCTAGCGATCCTGCCCTTGACGAAGCTGTGGAGGCTTTTTGCATTCCGCGTGATTCAATCACGTATGAAAGCGACGTTGGAACCTTGAACGCCACCACAAACCTGGAGAAGCCTGTCAATGCCCCAAAAGCAATGGTCGCGGCGTCTTCGAACGGTTCAATTTCTTTTGAACCTGCACAAGTTAAGTGTAATACCCCCCTTCCCCCTTCAAAATACGCACCGACAACGCCGGTGTCCTCAAACTTTGAGGTACAAAAACCCGCTCCCAAGTCCAAGACGCGTGCCCAATGTACTTACTGTAAAAAGTGGAGACATACGGCTGAACAATGTTTCAAACGCATCAATGACGAAAAGAGGGCGGCTCGCGGTCCTTACTGCACGTATTGTCATGAGCACAAGGATGGTGCCAAATTCTACCATCCTGTAGGTGCTTGCAAAACGCGTGCCCGCGAACTCGGCCTGTGCTTCATCTGTTTCGGTAAACACCGTTCGTTTGAATGCCCAGGTGCTTCCGCTGGTGAGCCCAAGGGCAAAACCAAGGAGCGCCAGAAGAGTAGCAATTCTCTTACTGGTAAGGTACTTCCCAATAAAACTCGCGGCACTGCTGAGAGTAACGCTATTGACGAGTCCCTGATGGTGACGATGGAGAAAGCCCTAGGCGACGATGATGGCGTGCGTGAAAGCACTGCCGTTGACGCTGAGACCGCACGATTGCGGGCTGTCGAACTCGTACTGTCGAAAACTGAAGCGGCTCAGGCTAAGAAAGAAGCCAGAGATATGGCGGCCAAAGCACTGCGTCTTGAACGTGCTGCTTTGTACGACCTGCCCAATTCAGAGTTCATTCGGCTCAGCAGTGAGCAGTCAATCGAAGTGTTGAGCGACCTCGAGGAAAACACCCTCGAACGGTTCATTAACGACCGCCGTCTTAACGGCACGTTCCTGACCATGAAGATTCCGTTTTTCAAAGAAAATTTGAACACGTATATTCGTCGTCGCGCACGCTATGAGAGAGACGTCTGGCCACAGGACGTTGTTGACATGCTCATTGCTCGGGCTACCAATCTCGGAGCTCAGCTCGAATTTGATTCAGCTGACGCCATACCATGGTACAATCGTGCTGCCTTCACAAATTACTATATCCACCTCCAGTTGCTGAGCGCTTCGGAGGAAGAGAAGATTTGTGATCCGGCGGCCGATCTCCGTCCTTCGCCGTTCAATGGCGAACGCCATGACGATGGCTGCGTTCTTCGCAGTTACCGTCTCACTCTCATCGAGGTGGTGCATGAAGTGCATGGATGCGTCGGCGCATTGATGCATGGCTCTGAAAAGCTCAAATGCCGAATAGTCCACCAACACGTCCTCCGTGTTGATGCCGTCTTGCTGCTGAATGTATATGCCTCCACCGTGGGGAGCAACATCTTGTCGCTTGACGATGACGCTAAAATCAGGAGACTGATTGAAGCGAAGGTCACTCAAGACCGAACCTCAGGCGTTTCGATAGATCGTTATCGGGACGCGCTCCGAGCCAATACGGCCCTCGTGGCCTATTGGCTGCGTGCTTCAACACACAAGCGGAATGCTGTGTTGAGCGCGCGCCCAAAAGCTTAAAGGGTGCCTTGGCACCCGAGTCAGTTCAAGTGTACCTAATGGGATACTTAGTCGGTGAATTCGACCCCGCTACAGACAAGATGCCCGAGCAGGCAGATGACGTGGTAGTTTCGAAAATCACAGTCGATTGGGATCACAAACCTCAGGTTTGTTACTTTTCGCCAGGCTCTTATGTGCGCGGATTTGCATACCCCTCTGCCAACGGGCGAGACCTTCTGACCAAGGTCGCCGGTTCAATGAGACGCATGTGCCGTAAGCAGCCCAGTATCGACTTCGACCTATTAGCTGAATTGATGGCATTTGTTGCCCGTTTCTTAAAAACTCTGCCTCCCATTGATTGGTTGGCGGACGGAGACTTTTACGATTGGCTTGAAAACAGCCACTATAACCAAGAGAGAAAAATCGAATTGACTGAGAAGTTCGAATCGAAGGGTTATGTGCTGTTCGCAACCAACGATGATTTACCTGAGCGTGAAAGGCGCGCTCATTACAGTAGGAAGTCATTGCCTCGCTTGAAGTGCTTTATCAAGCGAGAATCGTACGACAAGTGCAAAAATCCACGTGGCATATACGCTCGTGGTGACGAGGCCAAGGTCTACTTTGGTCCCTTTGTCAAACAATGTGAGAAAATTTTGTTCGCAGAGCCATTCTTCGTGAAAGGCATTCCTGTGGATGAATGGGCCGGCTTAATGGTCGACCGTTTGATGAATTTAGGTGCTACCTATGAAGAAGGCGATTACAGCAGCATGGAGTCTAGTTTCGTTACGGCGATTCTCAAGGCTCTTGACTGTGCTTTCTACAAGCACATGGCATCGACAAATTCACATTTTTCAACCATTGCTAAGGTTTTCTGTGACATGCTCTGTGGCGACAACGACTGCGACTTCGGGAATTATATATTCACGGTTCGCGGGCGAAAAATGTCCGGAGAAATGAACACCAGTCAATCAAATGCTTTCGCTACTTTAATGCTTGCACAGTTCTTCCACTTCAAAAACGGTGGAAACTTCATGGAACTGCCCATGCTTGTTGAAGGTGACGATAGTCTGGCATCAAAAATTCGCGCTTTGGTCAGTGAGGCGTCTGACTATGCAAAACTCGGCTTTACCTATGAGGCCTTGTTGTCAGACAACCTCGGCAAGCTCGGATTCTGCGGCGTTGTGTGTGTACCCGAAGACAAGCAAAATACGACCGACCCTTTGAAAGTGGTCCTTCGTCTTGGCTGGTTGGACGTTCGATATTCAGGCGCACGTGTCGGCAAGAAATTTGCTCTCCTTAAGATGAAACTTCTTTCGTGGGCGCATTGTTACCCTTCTTGTCCGATCGTGTGGGAACTGTGTCGAGCCGGTCTTGCCCAGCTCAAGCATGTCGACGAGCGCGCGATTGTTAAGCAGCAGGGGTGGTGGGAGAAAGAGAAGATGAGTACATGGAAGACTGGAGGTCCGGTCTTTCATGAGCCAACTGAACGAACGAGATTACTCGTGGAAGAAAAGTTTGGAGTCTTACGCGTGGAGCAACTTGCCATAGAGCAGTACTTCCGTGAAGAATACCGAGTCGATCAACCCATTGATGATCTCGTGCTGACCAACGCTCTCGAGCGTTGCAAGCCGCATCTGCGTCGTATATCAGAGCTCTACGTCACTGACTTGCCTGATCACTTCCAAGGACCGCCTCAGCGCACGTATGCGAGGAGAGTTGTAACGAACTTTCTACTGAAGAACGGGACTAGTCTCGTTCGGAACCGTGTGCTTGCACGCCCGGAGTACTTCGGCATATCAGAACGATGCTTCGCGAAAGATTACATCTGACAAAGAAGATAGTTGAGAATCTATTCAAAATCTACGAAATCCAGAAACCTGTGCGCATTGCAATCAGGA